CTTAACGACGGCCTTTTTGTTATCCTTAAGGATATACTCGCCAGCCTTACCAGCACCCTGCAAAGCCACGCCGTCAAAATCCTCGGATTCGATGGTGCGGGCGGTGTTAATGCCGGTGAAAGCCTTACCAACGCCGCGAATGTAAACATAGGCGACATCCGTACCCTGCAAAACATCGTCGGGGATTTCCTCAATGAGAAAGCCCTTGAAACGCACAATGCCGTTCTCGTCGATGCGAGCGGCAGAGTTCTTGCCGGTGGTGGTCAGCGGATGATCGACAATAGCGTTGTAGAGGTCGGAGTTGACCTTGGCAACACGCTCACCGATGGCCTTAATGTTGGTGAAATACTTAGACAGGGCGTTGAACAGGGCCAGCACCTTGTCGGCGGTATAGTCAGCCAAAGGCTCGGAATGACCAGCAACAGACGAGATAAACTCGGAGTGCTTGACATTGAATTTCTGCGTTTTAGCCTGCGCCTGCAAATCGAGGCGATCAGCAACAGCAGCCTCAAAGTTGTTGTTGACGGTGTGGCGGTCGATACCCTCATGGAAAGTCCACTCCCACGAATAATTGACGGGGGTATCAGTATAGATAACCTCCGTTCTGTCGCCAAAGCGGCCGGATTTGGCCGTGCCGGTACCCATGGCGGTGTTGGCATCCTTATTGTAGGCAGTACCAACCACGACGGGAATGTCGCTGGTCTTTACATAGAAAGCGACCTCGTTGTGCTGTACGCCGTCGAGGGCTTCAATGCCGCCGCCGAAAAAGTCGCCGAAATAGGACTGTTTCTTATAAACTGCCTGGAGCAGTTTCTTGAATTCGGGCTGATACGATCTCACGGCCTGGCCGTTGTTTTCGCCAGCCGCAAACATCTGCAAATTGATGATTCTTTTCATGTTGATTCTCCTTTATTGGTATTTAGTGAGTCTTTTGTCGATTTCCGACATGGGAGAGCCGCCACCCGTTCCAGCCTTGGGCGGCTCACCCCGCAGGCGGTCTTTGACCGCTTTTTCCACAGCGTCCTTGAATGCTTTAGAAAAGCCGTCAATGGCCGCCTTTGTTTGCTCGGCATCCGTTGTCACCATTACGGCCAACAATTCGTCGGACACCGAAACACCGTTGTCGTTGAGCATCTTTCTCGCCGTCTTGGTCATTTCGGCAAGGGCATCCTTGCGCTTGTACTCGTCACGCTCGGCCGCAATTTCGTCACGCTCCTTTTTCAGTTGGTCGCGTTCATATTCGGCCTTTTGCGTGGCATCCATTTTGGCGAGTTTTGCCGCCTCGTCAACGGCTTGCTGCTCTTTCTGTTTCCACTCTGCAAATTTCTTGTTGATGATTCTGTCCAAATCGTCGTCCGTGTACTTGGGATTCTGTTTGGGCGGATTGTCGGGCTTGCCTCCCTTTGACTTATCTGTCGCCGCTCCGTCTTGATCGTGGTTTTCGGCCGGATTGTCTGTGGGATTGTCGCCCCCTGCCGGATCGTCGGCAAAGTGTTGCAATGTGAGCAATAGTTTTTTCATGTTGTTTTCCTCCGTATTTTTGAGCCTTTCGCTTGGCTTTTTTCCATAGAGTTTTCCGTCTTACAATGCTTGGACGATTTGCACGTTATTGGGGTATTCATCGGCTATCGTTTGACAGCCAATAAAAAAAGCGTCTTTCAACACTTTTGCTTTTGTTGAAAGTCGCCCATGTTTTATATCAACCGTCCCCGGTGATATATCATATTGGATATTGTCGTCGGTCAGTTCCTCGATGGCCTGCAAAAATGTATTGGTCAATGTCGAAACTGCCGCGCAGACGATGTCTTGACCCGCCGCCGCATATCCCGCGTGTCCCGCTATGGATATATGACCGCGAGTGAATGAAACCTCAATCAATCCGCATCACCTCTTTTAACTTGCTGGTAACTTGCTTGTAACTTGCTGAATGCACGAAAAACGCACGAAAAAAGCACCTTGCTTTTGCAGGGTGCTTTCCGCTTTATAGGTATGTTTTGTCAATGTCAAAGTCAAGCCCAAGGGCTTTAAGGTCGTACCCAGCACACGCATCTCGAATGATCGATAGGCTTTCGGCAAGGCCTATAAGTTCTCCATATCCCACATCATCGATCTTGTCTTTTTTGCGCTCGTCTGCCGCCTCTTTGATGTTTTCGATAATCTCTATCAGAACACCATCACTCATGGCTCTTTACCAAACCTTTCTTTGAACACCTCGGCCTCCACCGCAGCCTGTTCAGCGTTGCGCTGTGCGTCCTTTTGCCATTTCCTTATAAGGCCGTCCTTTTGTTGTTGTGTCTTTGATTGCCAATCATCAACATACTTTTCGGGGTGTTCGATTTTGTCTATATGGATATTGACTTGGTTATTATGTGACGCAATAGATTTTACAAGTTCAGCCTCGGTCTTTTTGGTTGCGTCCTTATAAACTCCGGCGTGTCTTTCTCCGTCCTTTGCTTTTTGGAAAGTATCTTTATTTATCGACGGAGCAAAGGCAGGCCCTTTCGCTTCTATTTTACCATGTTTTTTGGAAATTTCAAGTGTTTTGTCGAGATTTTTTTGATTTCCCGCACTTTTCTCGCCTTTTTTTGCCCTGTTCCACTCTTCCGTCGTGCCTCCATTGCTCAAATGGTCGAGCCATGCGTCATATTCGGCACGATCCGCATAAGCAGCTGTCGAGCATCGGCAATGCGGATGCATCGGAGGAGCGTTCTTGCCTGGCTTCATGTCCTTTACATCGAACACCTCGCCGTCCAATTCTCGGCATATATCACAGCAAGTGCCGTTCACTATGAACATATACTGATCGAATCCGTTACGCTCAAAAGAGGATTTTTGCACCTCTGTATTGATCCGCGTTAACTCGGTACGCATAAGCCGCTCGGCATTGTAGGTGCTTGTTTTGATAGTCTTTTGTAACTCTCTCGCAAGCACCCGGGCATTTTTGCCCTGTATCATGCCGCTTTGCAGTAATTTTGACAGATCGGAGCGCATCATATCTTGATACATCCATATTCTGTCCGAGAATGTGGCATTATGGAAAGAAGCATTGACGATGCCCTTTGCAATGTCCTTGACTTGCTCCGGCTTCCATGCGCTCTCTCCAAGAATGCCCGCCATCCGCTCAAATTCTTTCATAGCACGGTCAAGCATGGCCTCTTGTGCCTGTCTGTCCAGTTCATCAAATCCGGCCGCTAACTCAAGGCCAATGTTAGCCTTGAGCATTTCAAGCCGATTGATTCGCATTGTGGCGTTATAGAGGCGCATTTCCTCGTTTGCCTTTTTGGAAAAGTCCCTATCCTTGACATACCGAGCCGCCTTGCGCTCATAGGCCGCAATATCGGCCTGTTTGACGCGTTTTTTTGCCTCGTTGATAGATATATCCTCTTTAGCGGCATAACGGCCGTAAAAGGCATCAATCTCTCGCTGTATGCCGTCAAGCATATTGTCGTATATCTTCTTTACCCGCTTGTCGAGTTCCTTTTCGTCGGTGATATAGCGCCGTTGTGCTTCTTCTTCACGGTCTTTCCAATATCGGAGGTTTTTTTCGGCTTGCTTCTCTTGGCTTTCAGTTAATGCCATAAGTCACACCTCCGCCAATTATTCGTCGGTTTCGCCGTTCAAGAGCGCTCTCGCCTCGGCCTTACTGATGCCAATTGCGGTAGAAATGAGGTTTACGGCCTGCCCCTCTGTCAAAGAGCCTGCCGAATACTGCGACATAATGGCAATGAGGCTCTGCGTCTGTGCGCCGTTAAGTGTTTTGCCCTGCACTTGTGCCGCCCCCCCCCGCATTATCGGTGATATCTTCGCCGCCTGCTTCGCCATCATCCATATTCGGGAACATAGAACGATCCACGATTGTATTCTCGTCGGGTGCGTTTTCTTCCTCGATGGTGTCGAGTTCTTCTTGCACGTTATCGACGATGGACAATACTTTGAGCTGCGTCTTGTGGCTCGTTACGCCCTCCATTTGTGCCGCAATTTGCGCCTCCTCAAGAAGATTCGCCGGAATGTTAGGCGTGAATTGATAGTCCAAATCCAGCCAAGCATCCGCAGGCACTTTGCTTGCAGGGTGGCCAAAAAGCAACTTATAGCGACGATTCATGCCGCTTGTAAATTTGCGGATCATCGTTTTTGCGAGGTTATTCATGGCCAAGAGTTTATATTGCAGAGCGATACCCGATGCCGTACCGAATTTCTCGTCGGAAATATTGGCGACCATGCTATTTTGGAAAATAAGCCGCTCCAGGCGGTCGATCAAATGCTCTTGTGATGCGTCATTGTTCGGCTTATCCATGAAATCGGCGGAAATTCCGCCGCCACCCTCGCCAAACTCTCCGTATAGGTTAATAACACGATTGTCACGAATGAATTTGAGGTCGTCATCCTCAATCTGTGCGCCTAAAACCTTGAGATATGCGTCGGCGAAATAGTCAACGTCGTTTGCCTTTTCCGAGATAGCCTTATTGTATGCGTTCACATTGGACATGATCGGCTCAAAAATACCTATGCGCTCGTCATTGGCCATGTATTCCGTCGCCGGAACACCCTTGAAATAATGAGGTGTCCAATCCACGTCCGTCCAACGCAGGCCACCCGTGACGGTAAAATGGCGCACACCGTACACGTTTGAAATGCTCCCGTGTTCGATGTTGTCATTATCGGTATAGCGCCGCACAAAGAACATCGGCCGCTCAACAATGCTGTCGTCGTATACCATAAAGGCCTCAATCGGCGAAAGATATGTGATGCATTGCTCCGCTTCTTCGTCGGTGTAATACATCTCATATCCTCGCCCGTGAGTTAGGCATATTTTGGACAGTTCAGCGTTGTTGTCGTCCTGGTCGTTGTATTGGTCTAAATGTTCAACATACTTTGCAACGGATTCGTCCTTGGCAATAATCTTGATCGGATTGCCAATAAAAAAGCCGTTCATCGTGTCTACAATGTACTTAGGGAAATTCACGACGATTCGGTTGTCCGGCTTCCACGGTGCTTTTTTGGGGGCGTGGAGTATATCGTGGTCGCCGATATATCCCTTTCGCAGTTTCTCAAATCTGCTCGTGACCTCGTTTGCGTGTTTTCGTAGCAATTCCTCAAGCAGAGGTATTGTCATTTCAGTATCTTTAGGTAAGCGAAACAAATTATAGTCCTCCTGTTAAATTACGATTCAAGCGGGGACTTGCTCTCCGCTCTTGCTCTATTGAATACCTCAACATGGCCATAGCATCGTCAAAGAAATTGACAGGCTCGTCCGTGTAGGTGTTCGTCTTTTCGTCCTTGCGCCATTTCCATTGTTGAATTTCTTTTATGGTGTTTACACATGACGGATGAATGTGGATTTTCAACTGCTTCAAATGGTCGATCTGTGCCTTTACGCTGTTTGGCTCTTTCTTGACGGGTCTTGCCATATAGCCAGCCTTGCGCCACATTTGGATTCTGTCCGGCTCTGCGGAATCACACCACATCGTCAGTAGTTTATTAAAACCCTGCTTATTGGCCATATTTATAATCTCTGCCGTGTCTTTCTCAAAGACATATAATTCCTTACAGAGATACAATTCGCCGTCCTTGAAACCAATTTCGCCCACACAGTTTGCATGATTGAAGCCAAAGTCCTGTGCGTTAACCATGTAATCGAAACGATCCGGCGACGTGTTGAAATCTTCCACAATGTAATTTGAAAGAATAAGACCGCCAACCTCGCCCCACTCACCGAGGCCATATATACGGAATCCGTCGGGATCAACAATGCGCCTACGCTCCATTCTTGCGCGGTATGCGTCGTCGATAAAACGGTTGTTAAGGAATGTCGAATGGTGTGTCAGCACATTTTCGTCGGCAATATCAAAAAAGACCTTTTTAATCCAATGGCTCTTGCTCACGGGGTTAAAGGTCATGCGGATTTGATAAAATTGTCCTGGCGGCAGCTCACCACGCAAACGGTCATCGATGATCTCAAGGTCTGCCTGCGTGAATTCTGTTGCCTCCTCAAGCCATACATCGGTCAATTTCCCACGCTGGAATGTAATTGACTTGAGCTTTTCCCGCTGTTTGTCGTCGTTCATGCCACGAAAAATGATTTGATTTCCATTGTGTCGGCAAGTCAATTTCAGCGGGGATTTGTTTATGATCCAATATTGCTCTGCCTTGTCGCCGAACATACGATATATTGCGCCCGTCAACTCGGCAAAAGTGCTGTCGCGGTTTGTGATGTCCGATTTTCGCATGGCTACAAGGTTTCTGCCGTTGTCTTGCATAAGCCGGAGAATGTAATTTTGTGCCGTGTCGACGCTTTTCCCGCTTCCAGCCGATCCTTTCATCACAATATAGCGCTTTGTGCTTCGGTTAACCTCACGAAAAGCGGGGTTTGCCTGCACCGTTATATTCACTCGGCATCAACCGCCTTGTCGCCGTAATCAACCCTTACGCTCAAATCCATGTCGATCTCTTGTTTAACCTCTTTGACAGGGTTGATACCGGCACGATCCAAAATGTCCTTGGCGGCCAGGTGTGCGACCATTGCGCGCCTTGATTTCAATAATTCGATTTGCTTCTCAATGGCCTGTGATGCGGCATATTGAATCTTGCTTCTAACGAGTGTATTATATTCGTTTTGAAACTCGGTATTTTTGTTTTTCCATTGGCTGATCGTCTTTTCCGTTACGCCAAGCGCCGCCGCAAGTTCCTTGCCGCGCATTTTCGGATTTTGCACCATCATGTGTATACATTCGACCTGTTTCGGGTTTAACATAATATAATCCCCCTTTCTTTACCTTTTTTAACGAGAAAAAGCACCCACCCAAACCAGGGCGAGTGCTTTACGATATTATTTCACAATACTATTATAGCACACATCAATGTTACATGGTGTTTCAACTTTAGTGACGCATAATATTTTTTAGGCGACTTATGGCTCTTTTCTCGATGCGCCACACCGTCACACGAGAATAGTTCATGCTGGCGGCAGTTTCTCCGACACCCATCAAGAGTACATATCGCCTATATAGGACGCCAAATTCATTTACAGGGAGCATCTTTAGCCGTTCCTTGACTTGTTTATTGTGTTCTGCTAATCTTTGCTCTAAGGTGGCAATTTCGGCGGATAGGGTGGCCATGTCAACAGCACCCTTTCCGACTTTATCGCTCACGCCCGTTCCGTGTGGCATCCCGTCCATTCCGGCCGTGGTCTTTGCGGCAATGGAAAGGTATTTTCCCCGCTCTGCCTTTGCCGCCTCGATCTCCGATTGTATTTCCTCGGTCTTTCCGAGCCAATCCATGACATCCACGCATAAACACCTCACTTTTGTTTTTCTTTTTTCGCCAGGTAATCCTTTTGTTTTTGTTCGACCTCCGATCTCTTGCAACCGAGTACGAGTGCCAAAACCTCACGCCATAGCCTCATTTTCATAAGGCAATCGCCGCAATAAACGCCGCCGTAGGTTATTTTTCCGCATACACATTTTTTATAGGCTCGCTCTCTTTTGCTCATACTTGATCCTCCCTTATCTCCTTGCGCTTTTTCAGCGTGTCGGCAAGGTCCGCCGCTATTACACCGAGCGCAATGTTTTTTTCGTCAATGTTGGCGGTCGTCGTTTGCTCAACCATGCACAAAGGAAAATCGATGCATTCCTGCCGGTGCTTTATCGTCCACAGCATACACATAAGATTCCATACGAAAGCCCTGTCGTGCGGCTCGTCTTTATCTCCGCGCCGCCATTTGAGGTAGTGCCGTAGTGCGCTGTCGAAATAGCAATGCGTCGGGATGCCTTTTTCCCAATTTCGGTCTCCGTACTTTTTCGCGCCCTCTTCAAAGTGTTTCGCAACCTCCAGCATCCCGCTTTCGATGCCGTCGAAATGGCAGGTGCAAAATTGCCACACAGCGACCTCGATTGTGTTTATTTCTCCATTTTCCGCAAATGAGGCCAAATACTCGATAATGGCATCTTTCATACATTTTGCGACAATATCCAAAGGCAGTAAATCGCATCTGCCTTTCCCGTCCACGATGTCACGCACCGCGCCGCTGTTAAACTCGCGGCGGTTTCCGCTGTCTTTAATCATTGCCGCTCACCTCCTCCACATAGCACCATGATTGCGGTGGTCTTTCGATGTGCTTCATCCCGTCACACCGACATTCTTCATAAAAGCCAACACATTCATTGCTTTCCGAATAGTAATACTCACAGTCACCACAGCGAGGCCGTTCCTTGTCATACTCTCGGCATGGCACACGGAAATTGCCCAACTCTTTCGGCTTGTCATAGATAACGAGATCGGATATGTGCCAGCCTTTAACCTCTTTGCCATTGGAATATTTCAAGATATCCTCTCTCGGAACACAACTCTGCATTTCTGCTATGTCGGCATTTGTCATTTCGCAATGCCCAAGAACATAATCACAGATAAATTCGCCTATGACTTTTCCATTAAGAATATTATTTGCATCGTGTTGGCCGCCCCAATCTGCCCACAATTCAAATCCGTCACCGAATTTTATTTCCCCTGTCGGCAATCGGTATAATGTATCTCTACAGGCATACAAACCACCACCAAGGGAAAAATGTTCTTTTGCTTTTGTGCAATAGATAAGTCCTTTGAATGGTGCTTCCGGTGCGGTCTTTCGCAAGTCAAGCGTTTTTCGCCTTGTTATTGTGCCGTCACCCATTTTTACGGGGCGGCATATCAATTCACACCATTGCGGACGGATGCTTATTAAAACAGATTTCATTTTCTTATCCTTTCTTTGATCCACAAATAAAACAAATAAATAATATACATTGCTCCCAATACCACCAATCCCGCAATTACGGAGCCGATAATGACGCTGATAATGCCAAATGCCACGGCGAATGCATTTTGAAAAAAGCTGCTCATAATTAGTCCTCCTTTACCGGCTCCGGCGCAGGCATCCAATGTGTCGGCATATAATAGCAGGCATTCCACGGCTCAATCCCGAACGGGAATTTTTGCTCCGTGTTGTGATACAAGGAATGCACATTGCCCTTTCGGTCACATGTCAAATAATAGCCGGACGTTTCGGGCATCCGTTCCTCAACGCTGATCCATCGATTGAATGTCACGCCGTTTTCGATACAGTAGTCAGCAAAGCATTCACAACAATGTTTCTCATGGTTACAGGCGTTTTCGTCTTGATCAATAGTACAGAACGAGTTATATATTAGCATTAGCCGTTGTTTATCGGTCATTCTGTTACCTCACTTTCAAGCCAAGTCTTAACAACAATGCACTTTGGATTTGTGAGTGCTTCCGTCACAAACTCCATGAGAAAAGTAGCCATTTCATCAACGCTCATAGCCCTTATGCGGTCATAGTTGGTTTGCGCATGGTTTTCCTGGAAATCTTCCCAACACTCGGCACAGTTATCGAAACCCTCGCAATCTGCATTTTCGCAGCATTCATTTGATAAGATCATCATTTGCTTTTCGCTTGGGAATTTCATTCCGCATCACCGCCATCTTTCTTAAATATTTTCGGCATATTAAAATACAATTTCCTTTGAATTCTTGTCTTGTTGCAGAAATAACAATAATGAATTGTTTTAATGTAAACAAACCGCCAAATTGTTCTGCCAACTTGGCAATATGTTTTAATGTAAGGGATACGATGCTCTTTCAAACATTTTCGCTTTTTCATTTCCCCTCACCGTCCTTTCCGTCTGCCATTCTAAACAACTCATTTATATGCTCTCGCTCAAATTTGGGTATCATTCCGTGATGAAGAATAGTTATTAGAGTAAATAATTTCGCATTCATTGCATATTCAGCCACAGAAAAATCAACATGCTTTCTTGCTTTACACAGTAAATTCGTTAATGTTCGCAATTCTGTATCGCTCATGGTTACTGTAATACTTCCCGTATTGCAGTTCATTTCCCGTATATTCATTGGTTTTCATCGCCCTTTCCGTCCATCTTTGCGCCGCAGTTGGGGCAATAACGATAAGGCTCGTCATTTTCGTGGCTACACGCTGAACACACATACAAACGCCAATTCTTGCGTTTTTTCCACTCCCCATGCACCACCTCGACCACATCTGCGGTGGGTACTTCGAGTGCCATTCTTCGTGCCATTAAATAGCAATATTCTCCATGACCGTATTTTACTGATTCTGAATAAAGGTGTGGGTTTTTGGCATATTCCGCAGATAGTTCACCCTCTTTTTTCTCTGCAAATTCCAGTTTCCGTATGAACGCTTCACGCTCGATATATTCCTTAGCCATTGTCAGCCCTCCTGTCCGGCGCTTCCCACTTGATATGGTCATAAATCAGGTGTTGCAACAGAACGGGGTATCCTTTTTCGTCAAATGATACTCGACAATATTTCCCCACAAGGTCGCTCATCCACGAGCCGTCCTCGCAATCAATCCCAAACACCCGAAAAAGGTCAAACATATTAAATTCGTCTTTCGGAAAAACGGCACAGCCGCATCCGTGCGATTCAAGGATGATTTCAAGATGCCCACGCCGAAAATGCCCTATGTGTTTATATCCGGCGTGTGTAACCATCATATTTTTTGTTGCATAATCAGCCATTGCCCCTCACCTCCGATTCTCTTTCCTGTATTTCCATGAGCCGCTTGCAGGCTGCCTGGATTGTCTTTTCTGTTCCGATCCGCACATCGTCGACCTTGTATTCGTAGCAATCGGCCGCGAGGCGCTTTATTTCATAACTAAATACACACATAATTCTTTCCTCTTATCACTTTTCGTCTTTATGAATGAATAACGCCCAAACAATGAATGCAACACCCTCAACGGCAATCGTTGCAATCACGCCAGCCCAAAACGGGTCAATATACATCACAATTCCTCCTTTTCGTTATACGGGTCTATTGAAATTTCGTTTCTTTTGCGCTATGTCGGCATAGAATGTACTCATAACTTATAATTTCTTAAAGACAATAATAAATTCCCCGTCTGTGCGCTTGTCGGCGTTTGCGCCATATCGTAAACTATTTGTTTTTATATACATTTCATCTACTTTTTGAAAACCACACATTGAAAGGGTTTTTTCGTGAAATGCTTTTACATCAATTTCTTTTCCTCTCCTTATGTGATTTTTAATATTCAAAACAAATAAACCGCCAGCCCGCACAAAAGAAGCCAAATTTTTATAAATTCGTTCGTGCTTTTCCATGTACTCAACGCCCCATTGCATTTTTCCCGTGTTGCCGTCTGTCAATGGTCTGCCGATACAATGCGTGTAAGTGTTCCTTTTTGTACCGTCCTTTGCGTTATGGTGATCTGCCATGCGGTTGCCGTATGTCGGGCTTGTGCATATAGCATCAAAAAAACCTTGCGGAAAACTCAAATGCTCGGCATCTTCAAAACATATATGATCGACATTGTAAAGATTGCTTTCAAGCCATTCGCTCTCTATTTCGTTAGCGTATATTTCACCGCAATACCCGTAATTTTTAATTAAGCCGATTTTTCCCGTACCCGCGAACGGGTCAAGCACCCGTTTTTGATTGTTAAGCAAACGGGCGAAAACCGCTATAAAACTATCGGTATATTTTGCCGGGTGGCGCTTCATGTTTGCAACCGCGCTGCTGTCATTTTTCCGCTTCATTTTTCAAACGCTCCTTTGTCGATAATAGCCCCGCTGGAATGTCAACCCGCAATTTATCGCGCATTGCCGCCGCTTGTAATTTCCCGTAATTTATGCCCTGTTCGGCTGTCAGTTTGTCGCTCGGTAATGTGACTTTTCGGCTTTTCGTGCCTCGCTTATGGTATGCGCCACTTGCCGCTCGTTTCTTTTTGGCGATGTCTGCGTAAAATGTACTCATACCGACACCGCCCGATCCGCTTTGGCCATGTCGAGAATGGCTTGGTAGTGAGATTTTCGCTTGTAGTGCTTTCCGTTCAATTCTGCATCGGCGACGATTTCAACATATTTGTGGTATTCGTCAAGCGAGAGTTTTTCCAATAGGTCGGCTATTTGCGCTTCGCTCAACAGTACAACGCCCTTTCCGAGTTTGCCATTTAATCTATTAAGTTGATGATCTTCGGAAATATTTTCATCGCCGGGCGATTGATCGATTGAATGAGGGGCTTTCTTTCTTTCATTCTTTCTTTCTGTATCTATAATTTCTTTTCTGTTTTCTTCCTCTTCTTCTGTTGCGTTACATTCCGTTACTGTAACGTTACAGGTAACGTTACCGACAAGCATTTTTTGTTTTTCTCGATGCTTTGCAACCCTTTTTCGGGTTTGTTCTCGGATTCGCCCAAGCCCGTCCTCGTTTTGGTATTTCGCCCAATTTGTCAGCAAATATATATCATCAATGACGGTAATCATCCGATTGTTGATGTAATACTGCATACACAAATTGAGTTCTTCCGGCTCTCGGTCGATCATAACCGCAATGTCCTCAAGATTGGAAAAGGGGATTTCCGGCGATTCGACAAGCTGCCCTCCGGCGTTGCATTTTCCGGCAAAGTCCATCAGTTCAAACCACACGGCCGTCAACTTGTCACGGAAACTCTCGCCGCCAATTTTTGCCCTTTTGATTTTTTTGAAACTGTTTCCGTCAAACATGCCGACATTCAGTTTAATCCACTTAACATCTGCCATTATGTAGTTCGCTCCAATCTGTATCGCTTAATATGGCATGATTCGCCGTATCTGTTTTTGACCGTGTCGGTCGTGCTGACAATGGGATATCCGAGCCGCCGCAGATCGGATATGCGAGAGGCCAGGCGCATCACGCCCAACTCTCGCAAAGCATCCAACTGCGTAATGCTCCCCACCTCGGCCATATAGTCAAGAATGCGCTGGTTTTGCGTCGGTTTACTGTGTTTCATCGTCACACCTCATTCCCGCCTCCCATTCTCGATACAAATGCATCCAATCCTCAAGTTCCATCGTAACGAGAATTTTGGCGTAGTTCTTTTTGTGGAATACCGCAGGGAGGCGGTTTTCGCCCCCTGCTTCGGCATCCCTCTTGGCTTGCGACATCCACTCATAGAGGCGCATTTGCTCTTGGTGTTTTGCCTCGATGTGGATGCCTGGCAAGCCCAAGACGTCCGATGCGTCGCCGGTATTGCCGCAATACTGTGCTGTGCGCCTTGAATCTGCATACCCTTGCGCCCGAAACGCCCGCGCAAGTTCACGCTCAAATCGTGCGCCTTTTTCTTTACTGTTTATTTTCTTGGCCATGCTTCAACCTCCAATTAGTTTCTAAAATACAAAAAAGGCTCGCTCCATTGGCTGTTGTTCATCGTAGTTTTTTCGTCCGTCGCCGCATCCTTGCGCACATATTCTCCTTTCGTATACTCCTCAAATGTTCTGCATCGAGCAAAGATTATGCGGTTATTCACCCATCGTTGCAGTTTTCGCAATAGGTGTCCTTTCGGTATCTGCTCTTTGTTGTATAACATCACATAGGGAGAAAAACCAAGGTCGCGCAATGTGTAAACCCGCTCCAGGTCTTGCTCAAGCGTCGTATCGAAACCGCAAAGCACAAACACGCCCAATTTTCGATAATCAATGCCTGTAATGTCCTTAAACATCTTGAATTTTGGGAGTATTTTGTCTTTATCCTCGAATCGATCCCATGCAAAGTGTATATTTTTCGTTTTGATGCGCTTTAACATGGCCGCCTTTTCCTCTGTCATAAGGCGAATGTCGAGGCCTTGGTTGAAATCGACCCACGCTTTGCTATCAATCAACTGTTGGAGCAAATCGCGCCAATCTCGACAAGCAAGGATATTCGGATCACACAGCACAATGTTTTTCTGTCCTCGCCAAAACTCGGACAAATCGGCAACCTTTCGAGCTGCCCGCCCCTCTTTGGCTTCCACATGGCAGAATGAACACCCACGAGGACATCCCCTCGACAGAAAACCGTATGCCGTGTCTGTGATTCCATAAAGAGAATAATCGGGATATATATGTTCAATCTCCGGCGGGAGGTTATTGTCCATGCTCTTATCGAACACCTCCCGACCGTTGACCGTGCGGATGCAGTACCCGCTCCCGCCCTTGACAATTTCGTCCGCGTCGATGTGATACATGAAATCCTCGGTAAAACTGAACACTTTGGACATATAAACCTTGTCCATGTGTCCCGAAAACATCGGGTCGTACCATTCCACATAATCGCCTCGGCTTTTATGCCACGCCGACAGTTTCATGAGCGGGAGATTCGGGTAGTTGTGGCCGTCAACATCAATCAATCCGATCCGCATCAAAACGGCAATTCATCCTCTCCGCCTGTGACCTCGCTATAATCACCAACCGACGGCACCGGCGCTGCTGTGTTCTCGCCGCTCTTTTTGCTGTCGCCGAAATATACATGCTCGGCCACAACCTCGACGGATTTTCTGTTGTTGCCGTCTTTGTCTTTCCAGTTCCTCGTCTGCAATTTGCCCTCAACTGTGGCGGCCTTTCCTTTGGAGAAATACTTGGACACAAAATTCGCGTCATTTCTCCATGCCACAATGTCGATAAAGTCCGTCAATTTGTTGCCGTCCTTATCCTTAAAATCACGATCAACGGCAAGGGTAAAGTTAGCAACAGAAACGCCGTCAGCGGTCTGTCGCAATTCGGGATCGGCCGTAAAGCGGCCGGCAATACAAACTCGATTTAATGACATATTTTGATCTCCTTAAAATAGATAATATTCGTCCGATTCCGTCGGCTCGGTCAACACCTTTGATGATTTGCAGTATTCGCACTTTCCGCAACGCTCCGGCTCAATGACACCCTTTTTGATAGCGTCGAACAATTCCACGTCTTGTTTGAATCTGTCAAGCGCCATGTCGAGGTCGTCTTGCTTGATTCGCACAATGTCGATGTCGGTCGTTTTCTCTTTCGTTGCGGCGGCCAAATAGAAAGGCAGTTTTTCGCCTGTATTTTGCCGCACAATCTCTTGATACACCGCGCCCTGTAAATCATAGCCCCACGCACTAAACCACGGCAGGCGGCCGTTTTCTTCGTCGTACACGCTTTCAAAGTCACGCATGATCTTGAGGTCAACGATTTTGTCGGGATGTAGGCTGTCGATCTTTATTTTGACAGGGACAAAGTTTATTGTGCCGGTCATAATCTTTTGCTTTTTGCCACTCATGTAATCCATGAAAAGGCCGTCACGCTCAATGCGCTTGATGATGGCCTCGGCCTGCACATATTCGGCCTTGAGAGATCCGTCACGCTTGAATATTTCGGGGTGTTGCTCTTTGAATTTGTCAAGCGTTCCCTCAAAATAGGAATCGACATAAGAGCCGACCAAAAGCGCCGTCGATTCCTCCCGCTCATATTCGCCTTTGATTTCGGCTAAAGCGGATGCTTGGCATTGGGTAAAGGCTTTGAATTGGGACACGCTCATATATTCCATATTGGCCTTTTTGCTGAAATAGTTTCGCTTGGTCAACCTCATGCTTTGGCCTCCTCTGCGGCAGCTTTCGCACAAGCATCACACAGCGCCTTGCCGTATCTCTTTTTTCGATAGGCCGCCACTTGGTCGGCTGTCATGTTGCCATACGGCGCTATATCTTGGCCGCATTCTTCGCATTTCGGTGCAACATCGGGCTTGACTTGCGGCATTCTCGGCCGGATTCTCAAGGCGTCATGCACGGCTCCAAACGCTTTTACCTTGTCGATGCCGATAATGACGGCCTTGCCGCTTAATTTCTCGGTGTCTTTGGTCTTATAGAGTTTGCAAATGCGCTTTTTATTCGTGACATTGAGGATCATGGGCTTAAAGCCATCCTCCGACCAATACGCAACCGTGCAGACGGTTTCTTGGCCGTTCGCCACAACATTCTCGTCGACGATCTTTTCAATCGTCAATGTGATTTCGCGGTTGGGCTGTTCTTCCAAGTCCCAACTGCCTAAATAGTTCGGGTTTTTACCCATTTTCATAATGTCCATTGCTAATACTCCTTTTTTGAATATTCACTTAATTATCCCCATTGCTCGGCCATAGCCTGTGCGATGCCAGGGAATGTTTTTGACCGTTCTCTCGCTCTGTCTTTGCCGCCTCGCTGATCCATTTCCCAACACGAATAACGCCACTTGCCGTTTTTCTGTTGAAATCGCCGCCCCTTGATAGGCTCGACTATGTTTGTTGGCTTTAGCGGTTCAAGCCCTTTGAGCCACAGACAAGTCTTTTTCGTGTGAGGATGTCCGTACTCGTAAGGCTGCAATATTTGAGAATATGCAGGCAATCCGTAAACAGATGATGGAATTGGGTTTTCCACAGCGATTCGGTCACAATTCGCATTAAAAAATTCCATGAAAAAATCTCTCGCTGCTAAACCCTTTTTGTATCTTTCCTCATTCAAAACGCCTCCGGCATATAGCCATCTTGCGCCTGCGTTAGTGAGATATGTGCAAGGTGGGTGCGCTATAATCATGTCCCACTTGCCATCGACACAATGTAAAACTCCGTCTTTCGTTCTAAACTTAAAACCATACCAATCATCGCCTGGAATTGCTTGTCTTGATGGATTAAGCACTTTCAAAACATCGCCTTGTATGTGCCACTCGGGATGCCCGCCGGAGCATTCCAAAATATCGCAAGAATATGCCTCGTGTCCTTTTTCTCGAAAAGCCTTGCATACCGCTTGGCTTTCTTCACAAGCAACTAAAACTTTCATTCTATGTACCTCACTAATCAATCATTATGTATGCTGTCTTGAATTGCACTCACGGCCAGCGGTAACATCATCGCAAAGCCGATAATCGCAAGCGCCCACGTTCCGGCAGGCTCGGCCGTTCCTGTTGTAATCGCATAATCGGAATTTCCGGCAGCTCCGAGAATTAGAACAAAACCAACGGCCGCCGCAATCACTTTCAAATAAGCCAATACTTTCATTTTAGTTCTCCCTTTTTTTCATTACTTTTCCGAAACGCTGTAAAGCCGTTTCGACTGCTTGGGTGCGCCGATTCTTTTCCTCGGCTGTCAGTTCCGGGCGATGTACCCGTATAATGGCGTTGCCGTGTCTGTACTCATGCGTTTTCATCGCTTCCGACCTCGACATCAAGCCCCTTGAGCGTTTCAAATGTCACGCCCTCGGCCATCAACTGCCTGCCGCGCTTTTCATACGCCCGCAGCTGATACATATACTGTCGGCGCTTATACTTGATTCGCTGTTCCTGTCTTGCCAACAGTACCGCCGGCGATGCATTCAATCGCTCGATTTCGGCCTCCACTTGTTCGTCAGTTAAATAATCCTTTGCCATTTGCTTTTCTCCTTTCAATTTTTGTTTGCAAGAGTAGTTTATTTTTTTTTTTTTTGATTTGTTAACAAATTGTAAACTTTTTCACAAGTTCGATTGTTAATCATGCCAACAATAAAGCCGGATTGACATATAACGCTTAAAGCGTTATATTAACCAAAAAAAAATTATACATTCCATCGGATACGATCATACGGAACACCGAGGAAAGTACAGATAGGCTCGATTTTGTCAGCGTTCGGAATGCTTTTCCCGCTTTCCCACATTTGCACGGTCTTTCTGTTTACGCCGACAGCTGCCGCCATTTCTGCCTGTGTTGCGCCTTTATCAACTCGCAAGGCTTTAATTGATAATCGCATATATTCGCCTCCTTTCGTAACGCTTAAAGCGTTTTCTATATAATATATCGAAAAAACGGCATTGTCAACCCCTAAAGCGATATTTTCTTGCCTTTTGGTTGATTTTTTACCGCTTTAGGTGTAATATGTGGTAAAGGAGGTTGATGTTATGAGCAACATAGGAAATAAAGATGTTTTTGCAAAAAATCTAAAATATTACATTGCAAAGTCGGGAAAGGATCGGCGAGAATTGGCCGAGGCGTGGGGTTTTCCTTATTCAACGATAACAGAATGGATAAATGCTCGGAAATACCCACGCATTGATAGAATAGAAATCATGGCCGACTATTTCGGCATATTGAAATCCGATCTTATAGAAGAAAAGACCGAGGAGCAGCGAAAAATGGAAAAAAAGAACGATATCATGGCGGATATCGTTGTTGAAATGAGGACAAATGACGAATTTATGTCATTGGTAGAATCATTATATAATATTGGCGGGGAAAAGCGAGCGGCGGTAAAGCAAATGTTAGATGCTCTTTTGCACTAA